TTGGTGTGGCAGCGATTTTTTGTTAGAAATTTTGTCACAAGCAAACCGCCGCTAAGTTTTCTAAGCGCTTGGATGCAATACCGCTATTAAATAGCGATAAGCACTAAGCGCTTTTGCTTTGTATCTACAGAAAAAAATGAAGGTGAAAAAATGTCTAGAGAACTAATTAACGCTCAATTGAATGAGAGAGGTGAGCTTTTCTCTCAAATCAAAGCTATTCTTGATACTCAAGAAAAGCGCGATCTCACAAAAGAAGAATCTGAAAAGCTGACTGAGCTTTTCACGATTGCTGACGATCTGAAAGAAAAGGCTGACAAAGAGCATCAGAAGATGCAGCAGAGAAAGAAACTGGAAGAGTATGAAGCGGCTCTTTCTGCAAACTCTCACAACAAAAAATTATTGATCTCCACCACTGCTGGTACTACTGATCAATATGACTCGGAAGAAGTGAAAGCCAAAAAACTCGAAGAGAAGCAGCGCCAGGGCTTTAGGCTGTATTTCAGAGAGGAAATCACTCTGAAAGAAGCCGCTGAGCAATACGATCTGAGGGTTGATACCAAAACCCAAGGTGGCTATCTCGCCAGCCCTCAATTCATGGTTAATGAGGTTCTTCAGGATCTCAGAGATGCTCTCGTTTTGAGGCAGATTTGTACTGAGTTACCCCGCTTGCCCAAGCCTGGTGAGCTGTCTCAAAACACGCTCACCAAAATGGGCAGACCGTTCAGAGGTGTGGGCGAAAGGAAAATAGGAGGCTACGACACCACCCTGATGTTCGGCCGCAGAGTCATGTATACTCATCCGATGGATCAGGGCATCATCGCCTCCAGAGACTTCCTGAACTTCAGCGATTGGCCAGCTGAATCTATGATCAGACAGCTTGCCAATGAAAGCTTGGCTGATGAACAGGAACTTGAGGGTATCTTGGGCGATGGCAAGAAAAAAGGTCTAGGTCTTTTTGTGCCAGATCCAGATGGCATTTCAGCATCTAGAGATTTCACCACTGGTCACACCAGCGGCACTCAAGTGCACGTTGATGCACTGCTCTATATGCCCGATAAATTGCCTCAGAACTTTTTGATCAGCGGTCAGTGTGGCTATCTCATGCACCGCTCGATCAAAACCGCCCTGAGAGTAGTGAAAGCCAACACAGCTGGATCGTACCTCTGGCAGCCTTCTCTGACTGCTGGCACTCCTGATCTGTTCAACGGCTGGCCTGTCTACACCTCCGACAAATGCCCTAGCACCATTAGCAGTGGCGCTTATGTGGCTCTCTTTGGCAACATGAAAGAATATCAGTTCCTTGATGCGGCTGCTGTTGAATGGTTCATGGACCCATACAGCAAAGCTCAAACTCGTGAGGTGGTATTCAACGTGAGAATCTATACAGATTCTCAGCCCAGAAGAGAAATGGCTTTCACTAGATCGAAAATGCCTTAAGTTAAGGCGTAAACGGAAACTGATAATCCCTGACTGAAAGGGCTCTCTGAGCCCTTCCAGCTGATATAAGGAAAAATTGAAATGGCTAATCCAAGCATTGATTCACTGCTCACTGATTGCAATTTTGAGCGCATTTTGAACGCTCAAGCGCCAGGCTCATCTGGCACAGTGGCGCCCGCTGCTGCTGTCGATGTCAGTAAATATGAGGCTTACATGATTATGGTCTCTATAGGTGCCATTGTCAGTGGTGGCGCTGCCGCTTTTAAGCTCCAGCATGGCGATCTAGCCAATGGCTCTGATCTCGCTGATGTTGAGGGCTCTGCTCTCACTCCGATGGCTGATACTGATGGCAATAAAATGTTTTTGTCAGAGGTCATTAGACCTTTGAAAAACTATGTTCTGCCTGTAGTAACTCGCTCTGGTGCCAACGTTACTGTAGAGGGCATGTGGTTGATTGGTTATGGTAAACGTGGCGTTAAGCCCGTAACTCAAGGCAGCACTGTGAAATCATCCAAGCAACTAGGATCGCCTCTTTCTGGCACTCCTTAGAAGCCTGAATTTTTTGATACTCACTAGAGCAGCTGCTGCTCTAGTTCTATAGGAAAAAACAAAAATGGAAAAGATTAGAGTAAAGCTAGAACGCTCTTTGGCTTGCCCGCCCTACTTTGGTACTGCCGATGATGTTCTAGATCTTCCCGTTTCACTGGCTCTAGATGTTCTTGAGCAGGGCAATGGCAAATGTGTGAATGAAAACATTCAAGCTGACTTTGAAAAGGCGAAAGCCGATGGCAAGCTTGATGAAATCCGCAAATATATTGCAGCTTCTCCAGAACAGGAAGAGAAAAAAGAGGAAGAAGAGGAAGAAAGCCCGATCGCTATAGCTGTTGAAAATGCTGCTGTGGAAGCCAGAGTAGATGAGCATCTAGCTGGTCTCAATGATCTGTTTAACAAGCAGGCAGAAAATCAAGCCGCCTTGGCTGAGCTGGCTGCTGAAAATCCAGCTGAAGCTCAGGCAGAAGCTCAAGCAGAAGCTCCCAAGAAAAAAGGTAAGTAAGCCATGTTTCAGCTCACCCAGCCACCATCACTGATCACTCTTGCTGAAGCAAAAGATCATCTAAAGATCGCCTATTCAGAAGATGATGAGGTTATTCAGCTGTGTATTGATAATGCCCAGGCATATGTTCAAGCAGAGGCTGATTTGTGGCTGGGTGAGCAAACCTGGCGCTATTTTCTTGATGCTTTCCCCTGTGGTCAGACAATCACGATCAAAAAAGGTCCACTCAAATCAATTACCTCAGTGAAGTATCTTGATGCAGATGAGCAGCAGCAGACTCTAAGCGCTTCTAAGTATGTTTTTGCCCGCGATCTATATCGCTCCAGAATCGTGCTTAGAAGTGCTGAGAGCTGGCCAGAAATTGCATGTTTGCCACAAGCTGTGGAAATAGATATTGTTGGAGGGTACAAAATTGGTGCTGATACCGCTGCTGGTGAAACGGAATTGCCAAAGGATCTTAGGAAAGCAATGTTTCTTTTGATCAATCACTATTTTGAGTACAGAGAGCTGGTTTACACAGGTCTTCAGCTTAGAGAGTTCCCAAAACACTTGACGGTTGAAAGAATTATTGGTCACTACAGGAAAGAAAGTCTATGAGCGGTTACGGCTGGCAAGAATCAATTGGCAAGCTCAATGAAAGAATCACTCTCAAAAGTGCTTCTTTCTCCGTTTCTGCCAATGGTGAGCCAGTTGTGAGCTATACAACAGTGAAAACTGTTTGGTGTAATCATCGCGATCTTAGAGGTCGTGAAATTTTGGCACAGAACAAAGAAACGGCTCAAGCAGACAGCATTTTTATTATTCGTTTCAAGGAGTGCCAGCCACAAGCTGATTGGGTGGTGGAGTTCAGAGGCAATCTGTATCAGATGATCGCTCCACCTGTGGAGCTTGGCAATAGAGACGGCTGGGAGCTGGTCTGCTGTAGAAAGAGAGAGGTGCTCTGATGGAAAGAGAATACATCAAGGGGTTGCCAGAGGCTCTGAAAATTCTTGCAGATCTAGAGCCAGATCTTAGAAAGCAGGTGGCAAAGCCAGCGCTCAAAGAAGCAGCTGAAATGCTGGCCCAGGAAGTCAAAAAAAGAACCCCTGTTAGAACAGGCAATCTGAGAGACAAGATCATCACAAAAGCTTTGCGCTCGAAAAAAAATGGCACTGTGGAAGGTGTTTTGGTGGGAGCTGATATTGACAAACTCAGCATTGGCTCAGCTCTGGAAGGCATGCCAGGCGATCGACCAGCTTACTATCTAGTTATGGTCGAGAATGGCTATTATGCAGGCAAAAGGCACAGCAGATCTAAGCATGCAGATCAACACACAGGCCACAATTTTATTCCTGGTCAAAGGTTCTTAGAGCCTGCTTTTGAAGCAGCATCAAAGAAAGCTCCTGAGCTTTTCAAAACTGAACTGGTGAAATTTTTGGACAAGAAAAAAAGGAGCTTTAACAGATGGCTATAAAAGCTCATTTGAAAAGTATCCTTGAGCAGAGCGCTGATCTCATGGCGCTCATTGGCTCAAACAAGATATTTTCTGGTCGAGTGCCCCAGAGAGTATCACCACCTTATGTTTTCTTCTATCTCAAAGGAGGAAACAGCGATCTGCTGCTTAGAGAGGATATTGGAGAAACAGAAGATATTTTTCAGTTCAACTGCATTGCCACCAGCAGTGATACCGCTGAAGCAATGGGAAAAGCTGTAAAAAAAGTTTTGCATGGCTATAGAGCCAACAAACCTGGTCTAGTGCCTATATCTCTGATACAAGTGATCAACGTCTTTGATGATGATTGGTCTCTTGAGACTGAGCTGTATAGGCGAATAGTAGAGACAGAAGTACATCACAACGAATGAGGATCAAACAATGCCTAGAACAGCAATCCCAGTAACTCAGCTTGCCAATTTCGATGGTATAGCTAGTGCGAATGAGTTCAAAAATAATGAGGTCAGTGCCGATGTGGTTAACGGCAATGCTTTCACCTGGACCGGCAGAGAATCTTTAATCTGTAGAAATTCCGGAGCGTCTGCCAGAACGATCACAGTTTCATCAGTGCCGGTAAAAGGAAGATCTGGCGATATCACCACCTATAACATTCCAGCTGGTGAAAGCCATACTGTGCCGCCATTGCCCGCTGAGGGTTGGATGCAGGCTGACGGCATGGTGTATGTG